TGGGGTGAGAAGCGTATTTTATTAACCTTTGTTAACTTCAGCTCAACAAGGAAAAACCTGCCAAGATCATTATAACCCAATAGATCGGGAGTGCCCAATAAGCTACGGTTTTCCAGTCTTGTCCAACAAATTTTACTTTTAATTCTTTTAAGCTCACGCCACAAATCCTTCTCTAATTTCAAAGGTTAACCCTTGTTATAATTTAGTGATGATTTTGCCCATTGGTTCTTCAGGTTTCTGGCATTTTAAAACTAACCTGTGTGAGTCTTTTGTACCAATGAGTCTGTTCTCCATGAGTTGAGCACCAACGATGTCATAGTATTCACCATTCGGTAACTCAATCTGAACTCTTGCACCTTGACAAGTAGGTTCCTTAAAGAATTTATCTAATGCTGTTCTAAATGTCTTTCCGTCTACGCCTCTTTTCATCTATTGCCTTTGTATAAGATTTTCTGTATATTGCAAGTATGAAACAAGATATTGTTCAAAAAAAGGCAGCCTACCCAACAGAGCTAACAGAAATGCAAAGAAGATTTTGCGAGTATCTAATTATGAACGAGGGTAGAACTACTAGAAAAGAAGCAGCCATCAAAGCAGGATATGCAGAGAAGTCAGCAGCTCAAGAAGCAGCCGGACTGATACAGAATCCAAAGATTCAAAGATATTTACAAACTAGATCAAATGAAGTTAACAGATCATTTACTGTTACAAAAAATAACTATGTTAGAAGACAGCAAGTGTTATCTCAGACTCTTGTAGATCAAGGTAAGATTGAGAAAGCATTAGGGTTTGAGAACTTAATAGGTAAGGCAACAGGCCAATTCATGGACATACATATTCATGGTAATCTCAATGATATAACTAAGGCCGAAAAGATGGAAGAGATTAAGCGTATTAAAGATTTACAAAAAGATAGAATTGAATCAGCAAAAGAAATTACTGAAGAGTAAGTTTCTTAATAGATACAATTACTGACGTTGGAATAATTACTGTACTGCCTATATCTTCAAACGTAGTGCCTTCTTTGCTTTCAATGTAATCTCTAAATATTCTGGTTACACCTTTACGTTGACTCAATAAATAACCTTTAGATACTGCAACAGGAAGTTTGTCTTTGTCTAATGATGACAGCGTACTCCAGCCGTCGTCACCCTCGATATCAACCCATCTTATTTCTACAAACGGATACTTAGAAATATCTTTTCCAAGTTGTTTGTAGGGTAGTGGTATAAATTTCTTTTTCTGTTTAGGCATATGACATGTATACTATTTTTTTATGGATTTTTCTATTTGAAAAAAAAACAAATATTGGAAAATTTGCCCCTTAAATCGTTGGTATTACTTGCTTTTCTTAAAAATTGTATCTTTTGTATCCAATTGTATCCTGCTCTAGGATACAAATTTGAGCGATTAAGTGTTGGTATACAACACTTCTAACTTTTGTACCTTTTGTACCCGGGTTTTAAAAAAAATAAAAAAGTTTTTTTTATTTTCATGCAGAAATGGTATACAATTGTTTAAATATGAAATTAGCCTATGATTTACTATACTATTTGATCATTTTTTGTATCCTGAGCCTCTTTTGCTTTGGATACATTTTTGTAATATTGGTCTACTTTACGCAAGAATGCGTGTTGATGACCTACAAATTCACGTCCAGACACCTCAAACTTCTGAAACAGAAAATCTTTAGTACACATTAGAACGATTCCAGACTGTATTTTAGTGCCATAAACTTGGTTGTGCGCCATGGCGTATGCTCCTAGCTGTTCAAAATAATCCTCAATCCATTCACGTCTCTTAGGTTTATTAGATTGCTTGAAGTCAATGATAGCCGGTTGACCTTGGTATATTCCAACAACGTCTGTTGCTCCTGCGTACAGGTCAGGGTAGTATAATGTCGTCTCTAAACCCCACAACTCTTCCAGGTCCCCGAGCCCTGCTTCTATAATCTTGTTTGCCATAATCTCGGCTTGTCTGCCCATTGATGTAAGATCCTTGTAGCCCGTACCATCCAAATAGTGTTCGAGGTACGTGTGCATGGCTGTGCCCCGTGCTGCTGCCGTGTCTCTAATCTCATCAGCGGCCTTGTCACCCATTTTTAATTTCCAATTAGCAAGTGATGCTTTCTTCTCAGGAGACTGACACGCTGATAATATAGTCGTAACACTTGGTAACTTATCGCCATCTATATCATAGTGCCTGCCACCATTAATTACAGATCGCATAGATTTAGGGTAGGTGTATAATTTATTTATCTTCACAGCTTGTCTTTAATTTCTTTTAAATACTCTTCATTCTCTTCACGCTCTTGTTTATTACGCTTAGATTGTCTGTAGCTTTCCTCTAGATCTCTCTGCTCTTGTTGCAACTTATTAAACCTATCTTTTTCTGTATCCATAGCCATTCTTTCTATTACCATATAATTTCTGCCATGACCAGGATGTCAACGCTGTCGATACGCTATATATTTTCTCAAGTATATATCTAATCATTAATCTACCATTAGGTGTTCTACACCCATTTTTTTTTGGACTTTAGTTAGAACTCTATTAATTCTTTTAGATTTAATAGTCCAATTAGGTTTAATTTTTTTACGAATAGTGACAGTTTTTACATCTATAAGTTTAACGTCACCATCTTCACCAACAGCCACTAAATCAAAAGGACAATGTTGATCTACTGCTTTTGCTACGTGATAACCATCTTCCATTAACTGAATGATGGCTTTATGCTCTCCGATGGTTCCTTTAATAGTTTTTTTAGTCACCTAGTATCATCCTTGCCATCACCCAATACCCTTTGAAAGTTATCTCTCTCTTCAGAAGCTCTATCTAAATCTTTTATTAGACTAGCTATTTTTATTTCTTGATCTACTAAAGCTTTACCTGCTTTACGGCATTGAAATTGTAAAAGCTCTATTTGTTTTTTTAACTTATCAATAGTTTCTTCCAAATCATTAGGACCCCTATCATTTTTTAAAATAATAGGATCTTTTAAATCGTTTGGTATTCTTTTACTCTCTTCCATTTTTTATTACCTCCTTAATTATCGTTGTGTATGGATTAAAATCTAAATCTCTACTGCAACCTGTGCACACCATCAGAGTCAATAACAATATTGTCAACTTCATCTGCATTAACTTCTCCTTGGCTTTCACATACACCGCATTGAACTACCACTTCTTCTTTTGCTAAATGATAAGGCACTCTAACAAACCCGTTACCTTTACAATGCGGGCATGGTACTTTATTTTTCTTTGAGTTTGCCATTTAGTTTCCTCGCTTTCTCGTTTACTAAAATACTGATAGTTTGCGATCTACTTAAAACTGTATCTGGTTGTATTACTTTTCTAATCTTGTCTATTGCATTATAAGTTGCATGACTCAATGAGACGTTTTTATATTTAGTTATGTCGGTCATCTATGATATACTCCTTTCATTATAAATTATCATATGGGATATATCTCATAAATTACAATAGGTGTCAATGATAAAAACAATTTTATTAATGGTTTTATGTAGCGGAATTAAAGGCAATGAATGCAAAGTTATTCCTACTCCTAAAGTTTTATTTGATGATTATAGCAGCTGTATAATTTATGGTTATAACCACTCACACAAATTAATGTCAAGTTTTGACCCAGAATGGACTAACACTATGGAAGCTTACACAAAGTTTTCTTGTGAACCTGATAAAATTATTTAAAGACACATACAACCAAAAAAGAAACTACCATCTTCCATGACATGTTTATTTATAGCATCTTTGTATGTAGTAAGTTTTTCTCTTAGTATATCACACAGATCAAAACAATCTTTCCAAACTTCTCCTGCAACTAATTCTGGTGTAACAGGATATAGATAATATAGACCATCATTAAAAAGAATAAGATCCATTACTTATTTTCTTTTTCACTTTCATTTCCTACACGTGTACCAAAAGCTATAATTTTCTTGATCCCTGGTCCCTGCAGATCTATCTCTGCGTAAGGTTTCCAAGATTTTTTAATTAAGTTAAGTTCTAATACAAGATTAGACCATTGTTTTTGACTAATGTTTGTACCAACTATTGTTAGTTTTTTCATAAAACTCCTTTCTATTTTTATTATAGGATATTATGTTAAGGTTGTCAACCCTGGCCTTTGTATCTTTTTGTACGTTTTTGACGTTTTTCGTTCTTATTTAATGATTTTTTATGCTGCCTAGGTCCTCTTTTTTTAGGTTTATCACGAGGTGTAAAGAATTTAAAACTTTGTTTTGCCATTACTTCCAGCTTTTAACAAATGGTTTACCACCATCTATTCTTGCAGGCATGACAGGCAAGTAACTTATCTTACCATTAACGTGTTGCTCTAAATCACCACCACATTCCATGCATCTAAAAAACTGAGAACTAATTCCGACTAAAGTTGTTAATTGATTACAAGTTGGACATTCTCCGTGTACAATTTCTGCTTCAATTTTAAATTTTTTATTCTTTTTCATTTCTGCGAAAGTCTATCCATGTGATGGTATATACGTCCAATAACTTTGTCAAGGTCCATAAGTTCTTGCTGAAACATCATAATTAAAACTTGAAGTTCCACGAGTGTGATAACTACCCACGTACTAAGGCCCATAAGTATGGTACCTAGTAATGCTATCAATGCTGTGTTAGTTTTTCTTGACATCCTTTTTTTTCTTAGGTTTAGGGAAAAATATATAATTCATCCATTCCGTATAACGGTCTAAGACACCGCAAAATTTATATATAAGTCTATCAATCATTTGCAGGTTTTGGAAGCGGCATTATATAGTCTTTAGGTGGTATTTTCAATGTATTCGTGGGTTTTAAAAACTTATCCCCCATTAATTTAATATCTGGGTTTTCTTTTTTGTAGTCATCTTTTAAACCATCCCAAGCACTGCCAGAATCTTCGGGCCTATTGTTATCTCTTGCAGGAGTAACACCCCTACATTTCATAACTAACAATTTAAAGTTTTCATTATATGCAAGACTAGGGTTAGCATTAACTCTACCACACATCTTCATTAACTCTAGCTGTTGTTTTATATTTACATTTTCTTTTATAGTCTTACAATCTACACCTAGATATTTTCTGTAAGTAAGAGATAAATAACGACTACCATTATTAAAATTACGATCCAATGCTTGTAGCTGTTGATCTTCACCTACACTTTGAGTAATTCTTGTTTCAAAATCTCCACATCTTGCACCATATTCATTAAGATATTCGTTTCTACTATGTGCAGGTCCGCCAAACAAAGCAAGTAGTGTTATCATTACAATTAATAGTGCAGTAAACCTGTAATCCATCCTGAGAATCTCCATATGATTACCTATTTAAATCTTTTATATCATAGCTGTGTTCACGTACCTGGTCTGCCAGAGTTCTATATAGATTCTCTGCCATCTGCCATGTAGCTTCAGCTGATGATAGTCTTGTGTTTTGATCTGTAAGTTTTTCCTGCGCTGCAGTTAGATCTCTTTGAAGATTTATTATTTGAGTTTGATTAGAATTAATTGTGTCAGTTAGATTGACAATATATTTAACGCCAGTGAACGTCCCGAACAGCACAGATGCTATAACCGGTACTAATACAAAATTCTTTTTGAATAGTTCTGCAATGTTCATATGGCATAAAGTCCTTAATTAAAAGATTATAGCTCCAATCACAAAAGCAGCGACAGCAATAAGTATTTCTGTTCTGTAGTGTAGTTGCCAAACCATAAATTTTTCTTTGTATTTATTTATCATCGTCTTCCTCCAAGTTTCTCAGCTTATAGTCATAACTGCCTTCTTCATGCTCGTCTGTGATCCATTTAGCTGAATTTTCTACGGAATATATCTTACTGCTTACTAATCTATTAATCAAGTTTTTGTTTGGGTCAACACCCATAGATGCATCAAACATTTTAAGTCTATTATTTGGCTGTATTGCATAGTTTCCGTCATCTAATGCAATAACATGGCCGCATTTATGTTGGTCTGGTTTCTCTGCATAACCAAAATTTAATTCATTAAAGTCTCCTGCGCACCAATCTATTGTAAATAAATATTTACCTTTACGTTTTACATTACGTCTAGATTTATATTGCATGGTTGCTCCAGCTAGTTCATAAAAAGTTGTAACACTTACGTTGTAACTAAAACTATCCCACATTACTAACTCGTCCAGTGGTAATTCTTTTACTCCAGGCTTAGCACAGAAGGCTGATATAGGTGCTCGCCACCATAGACCGCCATCTTCCATTAAGAAATGAAACATAGGTACTCTGTTTGGTATAGAACTAAAACCAAATACCCCTACTTCAAAATATTTATCGTGTGAGTCTTTTTGATCTCTAAGATAGTTTCCTCTTACCCAGCATTCTATTACTGGTATGTTTGCATTTAAATAAGCCATTAGTCGTTTATACTTCCCCAGTTAATACCGTGTTCGTAATCTACTTTATTTGGTACTTCTAGAGTAACAGCTTGCTCCATTATCTCAACTACCTTTTTTGCCTGTGCGTCACTTTCAATTGATACACACAACTCGTCGTGAATTTGTATGTGTGGTACAATACCTTCTTTATGTAAATCTAACATAGCTTTTTTAGTCATGTCTGCTGCACTACCTTGAATTAATTTGTTTAATGCTTTATAAGTATAGGCTCTTTTAATTCCTGGTCCATGTTCCTGGAGTGCATCTTCGTGTGTCATAGCTTTATGCATACCAAAACTATTTGGTTCCCATAAATGAAACCTGCATAGTCTGCCAAGTAAAGTTCTTATCTGTCCTCTGTCTTGTGCTCTATTAGATGCTTTGTCCATAAGCTGTTTAACAAAAGGTACTTTGCCATGATAAGTATTAAACAATTCATTAGCTTTTTCTTTTGATACACCTAGCTCTGCTTGTAATTTATTTTTACCCATACCATAAAACAATCCTAAGTTAATTGTCTTTGCTTGTGTTCTTTTAATATCAGCCATATCAGCCACTGTTTGGTGAAAGTCTGAGTCAGGGTCATCATTGTAAGCGTCTACTACATCATACACTGATGGTAGTTTATATAATGCTGCGTAGTGTACAACTAGACGTGGTTCTTGCTGTGAGTAGTCAAAACAGCCCCATTTACAACCATCTTCCGGTATAAATAATGATCTTATCTTTGGTCCTAAATCTTTATTACGTGCTGGAATCTGTTGTAGATTAGGATTCTGATATGAGAATCTACCTGTAACTGTACCACCACCTGCATTACGCAACTGATTTATTTCTGCATGTATTCTACCTTTGTGTTCATATTTTAAAATAGAATCTATAAAAGTTGTGTGTGCTTTGTTTACTTCTCTAGCTTTAGCTATCATGTTGACTACAGGATGCTCGTGTTCTTGTAAAAAGTTTTTAGTAAAACTTGGTGCATCTGTCTTCTCTGTTCTCTCAAATGGTATCTTTAAATTCTCAAATACTTCCGCTATACTTCTTGCGGCCCATATCTGTGGTCTAACATTAGTTTCTTTTTCTATCTCTGTAAGTATTGCACGTTCTTCTTCTATTAAAGTTTTCTTTAGTTTCTGTGCACCTTCTACATCAACTCTCACACCTTTGAATCTCATGTCAACTAGACATGGAAATAAATCTGTTTCTAAATCAAAGATAGATTGTGTGTCTTGTGATATAATTTCTTTCTTCATCTCTTGCCATAAACCAAACGTAGCTTCCGCATCACGTTCAGCATAAGCACCAACATTTAATGATGGTAATTTATACATTTCAGACTTTGGATCTATTCCCCATTCAGCTGCAGCCTCGCTTAGTCCAGCTTCATTCTTACCATAGCCATTATATTTCCATGACAAACTATTAAGATCATATCTAAATCTGTTTTCATCAGTCACAGCCGCAGCTATCATTGTATCTACAATTCTACCATTAATATTTAGTCCCAGTGCCCTGATCCAACATACATCGTACATTGCATTGTGAAATATTTTTGTTGAAGTTGAATTTAAAATATCTTGAAACCATTCTAATACTTTCTTACGATCCATGTTGCCACCACCTTCGTGTGCTATTGGAAAGTAACCTTTGTAATGTGCAGCTGCTACAGCTATTCCTATAACTTCTCCATTACCAATGATTGCACCAGATCCTTTTTTAATTAAGTCTGGGTCACGTGTTTCTAAGTCAATTGCAATTTCGTCAACCTGTCTTAGATCTGGAAATTCTGTGGGTATAACCCACTCTGTTTGTGCACTAAATATTGGTATTTTCATATTATTGTTATACTCCTACTTTTTCCAGGTAGTTTTGTTATCCAACCTCTATCCTGCAACTGATTAATTTTTGTAAAAATTGTACACTTAGTTGCACAACCAGTTCCTTCTTTCATTTCTTCATAAGAAGGTGCCATATTATTTTTATCAATGTAATCTTTAATAAAATTAAAAAGATCCCTTTGTTTTTTAGTTATACTAAATTTTTTCATAATGTTAAGTAGCAAAGAATCAGTAGGCAAGTAAAGAGCCCCATGTAAAATGGTATATGATTATTTGGTTCCATAGTCCCTTTCAATTATCATTTCTATAAAATGTATTGCTTTTTCCAAGTCTTGTTTCTTTCCTTTATCGCGATGTCTCACTATGTACTTTATAGCACAACCCTCAGGATATAGCAATTCGTTCTCAACTACAAACTTACTAGGCTGTATTTTATATTTTTGGTAGTGTGATCCACCAATTTGTTTATCGTATGCTTTAGATGTCATAACCTCTGTCCTCCCTTTTTGCTGTCATTATATATAAGTTTTGTTTTGCACGAGTTACACCCACGTACCAAACTCTGTGTTCTTCGTCTTGTTTGTCTAAACTATTTTCTGTGGCTTCTCTTATCTTTTTAGTATTATCTAAAATAATTAAAACGTTTGTAGCTTCACCACCTTTAGCTGCGTGTATAGTTGATAGTTTAATTCTTGGAGCCTGTGATAACTTCTCTTCATTACGCATCATTTCTCTAATGTATAAACATT